TAGCTGAGATCGTTCGTGACAATTTGAACGAGGATCAGTCTTTTGTTGAGGCTGTCGTTCACAAGATCAATTGCGGTAAACTGAAATCTAAAGCTGTCATCGAAGATGACTAGAGATTACAAAGAAGAATATAAGGAATACCACGGCACTGATAAGCAGAAGAAGCGGCGGGCTGCTAGAAATAAGGCCCGCCGTCACATGGAACGTAACGGCAAGGTTCACAAAGGTGATGGCCGGGATGTGGACCACAAGGACAAAAACCCCTTAAATAATTCTTCGAGTAACATAAGAGTACGAGACCGAAGCGCTAATCGAGGCGACAAGTAATGGCTATCCTCCCCGGCTCCAGTCAAACAGGCAAAGAGCCTGAAGCTCTGGGCGGACTCGCCATGCCACTCGGAGGCGTGGGCCTTAACCAGGAGCCCGGACTGGGTATCCGTCGGGTGATGCAGCTCGATAACGGTCCTCGTGTAGCCACGCAGTTTGCACGAGATCGCGGCTTGTATGCGCGTCCTGCAGTTGGTCCTGTTGAGTACTCGGAAGGTAACATTAAAAAGTCTACAGCACTTGTTGGCCCTGCAGGGTACAACCAGCGTAACGTGCCGCTTCCTGACAGCGCTGACGATATGAGTCAGGCTGAATACATGATGAGTATGCAGCAGGCGACTCCTCAGAGCCGTCTCATGATGCAGAAAATGATCCAGAACCCTAGCCAGAACTTCCTTAATACCAAGCTGGTACAGCAGGATTACCCCGTGCTCACACACAATATGATGAACAACTTGTTAGCTTTATCTAAGCAGAAACTGCAAGGTAAGCAGCAATGATGGTCGATAATGATTTTCCTGTCCGGATGGCAGGACAGCGCTTCGGTTTAGATGCTCAGCGCCTTGCTCGCACTACTCCTAGCGAAGTGACAGCTCGGTTAAGATACCAGCAAACATTCCCCCGTACATAAGATGCGTTTCGCAGGTCCCCAGATCGGGATTGATCCGTCTCAGATGGAGTATCTGAGTGATCGCTATGCCGGTCAGGTGGTTAAAGAAAACCCCGGTCTCGCTGACCAGATCGCTGCTGGCATTATGATGCTGCAGAACGAATCTGACGAGACCATCGGTGTCGACACAAGTAACTGACCTTCACTTCGCGTCACTTGATTGGATCACGCCCCACGCAGAAGCCGTGGTATCCGAGCACGCACGTGTCAGCACAAAGAACCCCAAGCGCGAAGAGTACAAGAACCTTTTAAAGTACTGCATTAAGCACGGTCACTGGTCTGTTTATGAGCAGGTGTGCGCATCATTCAGCATCTGCACTTCTCGTGCTATCAGTGCGCAGATAATTAGACACAGGGCTTTCCACTTCCAAGAGCTTTCCCAGAGGTACAGTGATCCTACAGATATCCTAGAGTCACTGAATGACAAGTGCTGGGACTTTGATCTGCGAGCACAAGATTTTAAAAACCGTCAAAACAGTTTGCCCTTCCCTGATGGGGAAGTTAAAGACTCGCTGAAGGAACGCATCCACGAGGTCTACAAGGATATACAAGAGATATACGAGGCGATGCTTCAGAGCGGCGTGGCTAAGGAGTGCGCCCGAAAGATTCTGCCAATGTGTTCCCCTACCCGTTTACACATGCAAGGTACGCTCCGGGATTGGATTTTCTATGTCGGTTTGCGTGCTCGCCCTGACACACAGCTCGAACACAGGGTGATCGCCAAGCAAATCGGAGAAATTCTGGCAGAATGTGTGCCGGTCATCCACGAAGCACTCGTGGAGTCCTCTTCTACTACCAGCGGTTTGGAGGGCTGGCAACATGTTTGATGAACAAAAACAGCGTGAAAGCACAATTGATTTCTTTACAGATCGTCTTTATGCCTGTTTAGACGACGAAGAAATCTGTAACTCCCTTGCGGAGCTCATTAAGACCACGCTTTTTGATGAGTACAAGCACTGCGCTTCTAAAGCGGAGCGTATTGCAAAACTTTGCAATCAACTTTTTCCAAATGAACTTCCTAAATCTCCTGTTTACGAAATCACCACGCCTGGATCGTCTCGTACTCTCCTCAGTGTTGATCTACCTACACAAGACTACTGGCATCTGGTTAATCTAGCTGCAGCTAAGAAACAGTGTGTTATGGATTATCTCCAAGAGATCGTAGCTGACCACATTAAGGAGAGCAAAGATGTTTGAAGCCGCTTCCTCAACTTTAAAAATAAGTATTTCGTACAAGAATCCTCGGTACGAATTGGACAGTGCTCCCGAGCACGAGTTCACGCTGGAAGCAGACATGATTGACGCTTCTGTCCACGCGTGGTTTGAAATTTTCGAAAAAGTTCTCGCTTATCAGGGGTTTTCTGAGAAAAATATATGCTCTGGCGGGTGCCAGCTTGCCTTTAACGAGTACCGCACTCCGGAAATGATGCGACAGATCGCGAAGGAGTACGATCTGAAACTGCTCGAAGATGCTGGGCCTGCGGAGGATTCGGAAGAGGACTGACCCCAGATACAGCGAAACCGGGGCTTGAATTAGGCCCCGGCTTTTTGTTCGCCTTACGCGCGTATCTTTAACTATAACAGATTGTTCCACGGGTCGCTGGGCGACTGAGGTGGATTGTTATTGGATGCAAACGTTTTTGATGCACTTTCATTAGTTGGAATCTGATTGATCGCAGCACGAGCCTGCATGATCGTCATCTGCTGCTTAAGGCTACCAATCTCACTCAGGAGTGGCTCGCACTTGGCATCAGCCCACGCGGTTGCATTTCGCGTCAGTTCGTCCAGTGCGTTTGACGGGTGTGGAAAATTGTAGACCTTGCCGCTCTGCGTCTGGATCGCTTGCCCGTTCTGATCTTGACTCAGGGCTTCGAGGAAGATGTCAGCCCGTTCCGGCGAAATGTCCGCATTAAAGGCGAGCTGCTGAGGATTAACCAAACCACGGTTATTTTCGTAAAGGAACGAGAACACTTTCGCCACTCGGGCGGATTCGATCCTGGCGTCCTCTTCTTTCCGGCGGCGTCCGCCGTCAGTCAACACTGCAGCGCTGAACAAACCGCCACCAAAACTCGCTGCAGCGAGAGCAGCTGAGTCAGGGTTTGATACTGAAGCGATTGCAGCGCAACCGAAACCTAAAGTTGCGAGAAATACGTTTCCGATTTTCATTTGGATTCTTGTTCGGGATTTGGATCGTGGGCTTGGAATGCTGCGCCCCACAGTGAGGGGTTCGCGACGAATTCTACCGGGGATGGCAGTCTGTTGTCACCCGCAGCAGCTCGATCAGTCGAGGGGTCGTAAGGCTTGATACGAAGCCCTTTGATCACCGCCTTGCCGTTGATGAACTTAGGCTCGATGCCTTGGATCTTGAGCACATTGTTAACGGTCTCCTTCAGACGATCGACGAAGCGTGGCTTTGCTGCAGCCTTGTAACCGTTTGACTTAGCGAAGTTTGCATACGACGCGTAAATTTCTGAATTGGCGTTTTTGACGTAGAGACCTCGCTCCTGTTCGTCGATGGTGGGGCGGAATGCACCGCCGCCGAGAGGAGTCTGGCTATTCGGTGCGTACAAGGTGCACTCGGACAGCCACGCCACGATTGGGTTGTTGAAGATTAGAGCTTCGATGTTGGTCGTGTTGAGATCCGGGCAGTACTTCACCGGGTTCGCCAGTGTGTCGCGCATCTTGTCGAAGTCCATCGACAGGCACCACGCTGCGATGTTCGGCAACTCATCGGCGAGCTCACCCTCCACGCGATCCGGGAACACGCTGATCAGATTGCGGCGCTTCGAGGGCGACACAACGTTGTTCATGACGATGGTGAGGCGCCGACGCTCCAGACCACTGCTGATGTCAGAGGAGCTGATGTGCTCGTTACTAGCAATCGAGACCAGCAGCTCGGGCTTGAAGTTAATGATCTGGGTTCCGTATTTCCGCTCAGCTCGCAGAGTGTCGGAAGCTGACGTCAGTTTCTTGAGCGTGTCGAGACGCTTGCTGAATGAAGCTTCGTCTGTCAGGAGCAGTAGGCGCTTACCGATCAAGCTGTGAGCTTCAAAACGGTTCGTCTCAATCGTTTCCAGGTCAGATGTATGTGTGCCTGTGAAGCCAGCCAGAGCAATCAGGATCTGCTGCAGCGTGGACTTACCGGAACCACCAGCACCGATCAGGTGCAGGAACTTCTCACCTGTTGTATATCCCGTCAGTACAGCCCGGCAGAATGCCTGGATGATCACCACCTTGTCAGCACCGACTGCCCACTCCAACCAGTTGATGAACTTCGGGCAGTTGGGATCTTCGCCGTACTGGAATGCAAGCTTGGTCTGGAAATACATGTCTTTATGATTCCCAGGCTTGAACTCCAGAGTCTTGGTGTCAAGCACACCATTCTCGAAGGCAACCTTTCCACGGTTGGTCTGCCAGATCGAGGAGCGCCCGCCCCGAACTGAGCGCAGCAGCTTCGCTTTCAACAGCTGAAACACCGAGTTAACGGTTGCCGAGTTGTAGCGTGGCAGAACACCCGCTTGGATGAATGTATCCAGAGTGCTTACGATGCGCCGTTTGATATGTTGTTCGTCGTTAAGATACCAGATACCTTCGTCGTTGTCGTAGGTAAAGAACTCGTCCAGACTGGAATCAAATAAGAAGCTGTCACCGTAATTACTTACGATGATTTCGGCTATGTCATTTTCGGAGAACTGCCTGTTGTTGTTCTGAATTTGAACTAACTGCGCAGGAGTCTGAGGAGTGGAGGGCATTTCGGGGGGATCTTCTGTGACTGTTAATGTCGATGTCGGTTCGGGAGTCGCTTCGATCTCGAAGTCTTCGATGCTCAGGATCGAGTTACTCGGCTTTGGTTTTTTAGCTTTGATTTGTTCTTTGATCGTGTCGGGACACTTGCTATCGAACAGAGCCCGGTCTACATATTTTATCTTTTTCCATGGGGCGGACTCGCCATCCTCGGACGCCATCGCGACAGCGGGCAGCAGCGTGGACGCGTCGGAGATGCTTCCGAGAATCCGGTTGAACTTGCCATCGAGGGCTGGGTCGTACTCGTAGATATTCTCGAATATTTGGTGCGCCATGTCAAGGGGTTGCTGCTTAATCGGCAGCTCGTTCGCCCCGAGCCAGTTGGCCCAGCCGATCAGCTCCTTCAGGGCGACCGTCATGCTGAAGGATCGATCCTCCACTGGAGCCCCGTCCAGCATCGATCTGACCGAAGAGCTCAGCAGATTCCCAACGTCGATCCCATCCGGCGTGGTGTCGATCTCCAGCGCCTCCGTTGGGTCGTCGTCTCGCTTGACTTCTTTTGGAATCAGGTTGTAAGCCTGCAGACCCTCGTTGATTTTTGAGACCGGTATGTATTTGTGTGACCAGCAGATCAAATCCTGATCGGACTTACCTCCGTAGAACAGGTTGACAGCTTGGGTTGCTCGCCGGTCTGAACCAGGGATCTGTTCAGCAATCTCCCGTACGAACCACTGGTAGAGATCTGGGTCGACAATGGGTCTTTCGAGTCCAAAGACGAGACGGAAGCGGGGCCACTCGGGTGTCGTGCTTGGCGAGTAATACGCGAAGCTGAGGTATTTTTTACATATATCTAGCTCCAGCGATTCTTTTACAGTTAGCTCTTGCTTTTGTACTTTGTTTCCATTCTCATCTTTGTGATCTGCTTGATTATCAATGTCGATAATCACCAGACCAGCTTTAATTGTGCCGGTCGAATCTTTAACCCTTTTACCGTTTACCAGATGCCACGCGCAGAGACCGTCACCGGCAGCCGTGGCCTTGGCGATCGTCTCGGCGTCTCCTTCTGACGCTTCCCAGTTTTCATTGAATGATCTGAAGTTTCCACCTGGATTTATCTTTCCAGTTTTGGGGTTTACAAATTGACGAACTTTTTGATTTTTGGAGTAGAAAAAAAGCATGGTTCCCCTGCGCAGAGCCATTGTGCCACGGATCCCCGCGTGGGTGCAGGGGTTTAAGCAAAAAACCCGAGGTTATTCAAGACGAGTCTCATAAAACTTACGTAAGACTTCGAACCACATTTGTTTGTCTTTTTTTAAATCCTCGGGTCCAAAAGTAAATACTTGAACAGAAAATTCAGGAACTGCGGTACTTACGATGATCTGAGTTTTGTTGATTTTGATGCCTAAGCAAGCTTCCGCTGCGATTGTATAAGCAGCTAATTGCAGCTTCGTTTTCTTCAATTTAAAAACTCCAGAGACGAGAGCCTTCCGGAGTTTGTCCTCCATCTCGACCTTCGAGCTGGGGAATTTATAACTGTAGGGACCGTTGCTGGTCTTGAAGTCACCCAGGATTAACTCGCCATTTCCGTCCTGGTAGATGATGTCAGGGCACCCCGCGTACCCCTGAGCTTTGATCGGATCGTAAAAGTGAAGACGACCCACGCCATCTTCACCGACATATTTGTGCCATTCAGGTTTGTTGTATGGCTTCTCACTCCACAGAACGCGACCGCCTTCTAAGAGTTCGTCGACTTTTTCAGGTACATCCTTCCAGTAAGGAGCGTATTGAGCGGGAGGATTTACCACTAAGCCTCTAATGTGATTCTCTACGCTGTTATGTATCCATGTGCCCCTCTCTGCCGCCATGTCGGCGGCGCCGGGGTTAGCTAAGTTCCAGTGAGCTAACTTCTTACGTGTTTCTTCGGTCTGCGTGGCAGAAAGAACGCTCGTTACGGAAGGAAGCGGAACATCAACACCATCACATCTGTAATGACGTAATCCGTTGAGAGTAAGTCGTGTTTGGGACACGTTAGATGTGTCAACTTGGACACATCTTAGTCGATTAAATCAAAACGCCATCGAGAAAAGTCGAGGTTCCTCGGGACCATCATCTTCATCACTATCATCATCCTCTTCTTCCTCATCTTCGTCCTCATCTACAAAGAACTCGGATTTTTGGTATTCGATATCCCGAGTGCGGCTCGTCAACTCTTCGGTGAGGCAAAGACCTGCTGAATAACTTTCAACAACAATCTCCGCGCACTGTTGGGCATCGCGGATCTCTCCCTCGGGGGAGACGCACTCTTCGAGGAGCTGTGCTGATACCAGTAAGGCAATAACCCGATCGAGTTTTTCATTCGTCTTATCTAACCTATCGCACACAGCACGCTGGAACTTCTCAAGTTTACTTGATTGCGATGTCATCGAGGGGAGGGAGCGTTTGAGCTGCGTCCCAATTTACAGCGTATGACACGTGTGTGCCATCCATCCACTTATCCGGACGCTGAAAGACAAACCAGCAACTCGTGACCGAATCACGAGACGCGCTGACCGAGCTGAAGCGAGGCCGTGGCGACAAGATGATCATGTTCGACAGCTTGTTCGACAGCAGGAAGTTCCTACGCTTCGTGACCGGTTCGATAAATGAAAGTCGATCAAGCACTGCTATGCCTTCCTTAGCAACTTGAATGCCGTAGTCAAGTATGTACTCGCTGTAATCGTTGATACCTGTTGTATTGGCGATAACCCAGTCGTATTGTTTGTCCCGCATGGTCGTCCACCAGATCGGGTTAACCAAGTTATCAGTATCCTTGTTCGTCGTGACTGTGAGGTTGTGCGCTCGGAGCTGGTTGCTCAGAGTATCGTCCGGATCATATGGGACTAATACTGATCCTTGGATGTAGCTGTGTTTGATCAGTTGATGCGTTACGCCTTCAGGGATTGTGTAAAACGATGCCATGCGTAAAACGGAAGAATGTGTGGAGCTTAGCAAACAGCTTGAGCGCTGACCGCTTTTGTGATTAACGTTGAGGAAGCAGCTCCAGCGGTATGCAACTCGATTGGATGAGCCAAGAGCAAGAATTTTTACATAAGCGTGTGATGATGGACGCTAAGAAGCTGGATAAGGATGGACTCCTTCAGATTCTTGAGATGGTGCACAAGCAATCCTTAATCAATAAACGATTGTTTTCCAGCCTCGCCTCGTGGTGCGCTCGGAACAAAGTCATTCTTCCGGCGTTTGATGAGTTATTAGCAAGTAGAGAAGTTGTTCATCCTGTCGATGTTCCTGAAACCCCAGCCGCTTGAGGTACTTAGCTAAGGCAGCGGTTCGCTCTGTGCTGGGCATAATCATGAGGGGTTTAGCGGTCGTAACTTCTACGTGAATCTTTAATATGTCCAGTGCTGTACGTAAGGTGGCCAATGAGCGGGGTCTCTGCTTAGTGAGGACTGAGCGAGCTCTTTTGTTCTTGCGGTTTCGATACCAATCGTTCGCCGCACGTCTCGATTTGTGAATCGTGAGACCCACGTTGTAGGCGAACCCTACGTCTTCTACGAAGAGGCAAATCCATTCACCATCTTGTTTTATTTTTGTTGAGATGCAGTTGAGGTACATAATAAAAGCGGCCTTCCGAGGAAGACCGCCGGTCTTGGCTTCGTGTTTACGTTAGCTCAGAAATCGATCCCGAGTGCTTTTGCTTGCTCTTCGGTTAGCTCAACCTTCTTTCCTTTAGGAGAAGGAGGTTCAGCAGACTTCAAGGCTTTAGCTTCGGGTTCGGGTGCAGCAAACGTGCGCTCAGGAGCTTGACCCCGCGTGGCTGCAAACTCAGCTTTGAGTGCAGCATGATCGCTACCCAGAGGCAGTTCGATCAAGTCAGCACCAGGGATGCTGCTCTTCAGTGCGTTCGCTGCCAGACCTGTTCCGTCTGCGGCCAGCCACTGGGACACGTCTTTGAGGAGCTTTTCCTCTTCGTCGTTTTGAGCAGGGCGGTCGCTGAAGTCCAGGCAGTTGAAGTTGATCTTCGCCCCATCAGCACCGGTCATCGGATCGCGCTCGTTGAAGGAGCGAGTCACGAACTTGGTTGAAGTAATAACAGACGCACAGTTAATGCGGTTGTTATACAGGGTCTGGAAGTACGCGATGAAGTTCTTCTGGCTGGACTTGCCAGAGATCATCGAGGTCGTGACGCACCGGGGCGGGAGCAACCTGTGGTTGGGAGACACACCGATGTACGCGATACGGAGAAACTCCTCCTGGTTACGCATACCGAGGTTTCCGAAGTACGGTGTGAACCCAATGAGGATGAACTCAATGGGAATACCGTTGTCGTTGCGATCTACGATGGCGTTGTCGGGATCAACGTCAGACTTCCAGCGGCGAGCTTGAAGATCGATACGCAGAGTGTGAGGCGGAATGTTGCAGAGGATTTCGGATTCCGAAAAATCACCAGCGATAAACATGGTCAGCAGAGATCAGAGGGAAAAGTCGATCGAACCGAGAGCAGCAGCGGCAACCTTCCCTTTTTCGGGGTCGGCTGCTTTTACAGGTGCCTTACGTGATGCCTTAGGCAGGTAAAGGACCTTATCCAGATTGTAGTTGAGGTAAGACTTGTCGTCCTTTTCGGAGGTTGAGACTTTACCCACGCCAATCGTCGGGGTTCCAGGAGCTAGCTCAGCGAGTTGTGCCGAGAGCTCACCCCACGCGGATAGCTTCATCCATGCGGTTTCTTGGTCTTCGGTCTGCCATGCCAGCGACCGGTTGGTGACGGTGTTATCACCAATCTCCATCTCCTCAGCCTTTGGACCCAGGCCGCCGGTTGCGATGAAGAGGTTGATCGCCAGGAGATCCTGGAAATTCTCTTCAGTCACTACAAGCATGGGCTGCATCTGCAGCACGCCGTCAGGAGTTGGCCGCGTGGGACCGATTGCTAAGACGGTTTGTCCTTCTTCGAATTTTTTCAGAAGCTTGCCTACGTAGTGATCAGCCTTCTGCAGCAGCTGGACTTTCGTCGCAACACGCTTTTCGTTTGATGGCAGGGACTCTGCAAGTACATTTACAGTTCCGTCGTCTTCAGCGGCGCCCGCTGTGACCCGAAGGCCGAGGATAAAAACGTTCATGGTTCCGGTTTGGTTTGAGTGTCCGATGGCAGTCGAACCGCACCATGGTACCAGTGCCGGAAAGTTTTTGGGTTAAATCAAGCTACTTGTTGTAAGTGCCTGTATATAGTTGCTCTGTGTACTTTTAAAATCTTGGCGATCTGGTTGACGCTCGCTCCTTCGCGTCTCTGTGCTTTAAGGATTTCAATGTCGCCGGGTGAGAGTTTCGAGTGCTTTGCCGATTTGTAATCGAAGTGCAGAGGGTTAATGCAGTTTGCATTACCGCAGCGTGGCTTCGGGTAGTAGTTGTCCTTAGGGATGTCCAGATATTGGAGAATCGAGTAACGGACGTATATTCGTTTTCCGAATACGTAGAAGCATGGCTGTTTGTTTGAGAACGAACCCTCCCACTCGAAGCACTTCGTGTATTCAAAGTTATTAAAAGCTAAGTCGCGAAATAACTTGGCCAGTGCAGACTCTTCGATTTGTTCGTAGCTTATAGAGTATTGTGTAGCATCCACAGCTCTACAGATGTCCACGGCTTGCGCCTGGACGTGGGCTGTGTCGTTTGACTGGACGGCGAGGACTAACTTTTTGTTATTACGTTCAAGTTCAATTGAATATTGGTTCACTTATTTTTTTTCTTCTGTGCTTTGTTGATCAGCTGCTGAGCTTGTTTGCCGATATCAATCCCTTGTTTCTCGGCAACTTTCTCGATGCGTGCTGCGCTAGTCCCGCTGCTGATGAGTGCTTTAACAGCGGATTGAGTGATTTTTCCGGAGTCAGTCGCTTTCGCAACTTGTTGTACTTGTTTCTGTAAGCTGATCGGTGCTTGGGCGATTGATTGCACTTGTGCACGATCCACAGCACTCTGTGCCTTGCTACCCAGTGATACTCCGGCTAAAGAAAACCCGTAGGAAGGGCGACGACGTACGGCCACGGAGCTACACTCTATCTTTTGAGATCATAGCAAGCTTTAAACTCCAAGAAAATAAAGTCAAATTTATCGCACTATGTTAACCGCTTTCGAGTAGTCAACGCTGCCTCTCATTATTTCCTCGTACAACCCTGCTGATCCCCCTGGTCTGTTGTCTGGGTGCAGTCGTCTCATATCTTCATTCAAGTAATTTAATATTTCAGCATCTGAGTATCCTTCGTCTCTTGCTGCTTGGTAATCCCTATGACCAAAAGTCGAGAACTGCCCATACTTATGAGAAATATCATCTAAAGAAAGACGACGAGGTTGTTCTGCGGGCGGCGCTGGACTCGGTGTAGGCGTTGGGGTTAGCGGCGGCGCGGGCACTTGGGCGTAGTACTCCGGTGTTGACGTTGGAGGCGTGGAGGGACTTGTTTGAGGGGTCGGCGGAGTTATCGGTGCAGGAACGTTAGGAGAAGCGGAAGAAGCTACGGAGGGAGTGTATCCTAATTTACTTGCTCCACGCCCCTGTGGCCCGGAAGGACTCACTTGTTGTGTCGTTGTAGTATATCTTTCGCTTAACGGAGGTGCATACCTTGAGGATTTTTCAGTGTATTCGCTTCTAAATGAAGGTCTCTGTGATCTTTTATCGCTACTCAGTTGTGTGTCTCTGAAATAATCTGTCTCTGTCGTCGGCGTTTTAATTTTAATTGTTTCGTCCTTCTCTACTTCTTCCGGTTGTGTTTCTTTCGTAAAATCTGTAGCTAAGCCCAACTCAGGGAATAGTTGAGATAACGCGCGTTTCGATACGCCGACTTCGGGCCGAAACCCGAATGCCTCTCCTGCTAGATCAAATCCATACGAAGGACGGCGACGTACGGCCACAGGGCTACAGAACTACAATTTACCTACTGAGATCATAACAAGCTTTTGGGAGCTTCATAAGCAAGCCTGTTTCAGTTAATTTTTTCAAAAAATCTTCGAAGGTAATGCCCTTTTTTAACAACCATATCGAGTGTCTTTAACTTAAACAGAGCGTCTTCGTAGCTTTTAAATATCTCAGCTTTTGCTTTATCGGTCTGATACTTAACGAGAGTCGCATCCTCGATAGCTTTTTCGACGAACTCCCCGCGTGGGTTCAGGATCACCCAAACCTCTCGGAATCGTAAGTGGGGGCGCGAGGACATCTCCTCCTCGGTGTAGAGGGAATTTACCTTCGCTATCTTAGTGCTTTTCTTAGATTGCGCACTATTTACTTTTTTCTTAACGTTCAGCTTAATACTGTTTTTCCGTTTCTCTGCTCTAGCTGCGTTGCAAGCTACCAGCGGTGATTCGTACAGAGACGGGAGAAAATACAGATCGTCATCCGCATTTACTACCGCCAAGTAAGTCTTTCCTAACTTAATAGCAAAGACTTCTTTCTCGGCAGTTTTTTCGATCTTAACTAGCTCACTCATTTAGCGGCCCATGAATCGCCAACATTCGCATCTGCTGATGCTGGGACAGATGTTAACACTTTTTGAGCCGCTTGGATCATGGCGGTTTCCAGCACCTCTTTGTATTTATTAGCAAGATCCTCTCTAACTTCTAGCACGATTTCATCGTGCACGCACGCAACCATTCGCACATTTTCGTTTAAATGTTCGTTCAGATCTGCGATGGCGATCTTGAGAATGTCTGCGCCGCTGCCCTGGATCAAAGTGTTAGCTGAGCACATCATTGTTGCGTCATCGTAACTTAAGAGCCTGCGACGTCCGCACGCTGTACGTACATAAGCCCACCCATCTTCGACCAGAGCCGCCCGTTCGCGGTGCCACATACGCAGGCGTGGGTACGCAGCATGAAACGCAGCGTGCGCAACTTTAGCCTCCGATAGGGATAGCATCTTGCCGCTCTGTGCCGCATATGTCTTGTATTTTCGGTAACCCATTCCGTATAACAAGGCGAAGTTCAGAGTCTTACCGTCCTGTCGTTCATCTTTAGACACTTCATGTAAGTCCTTTTTGTAGATGAGACTGGCGGTCATTGTGTGCAGGTCAATGTCGTCCTTGAACGCTTGCCGCATCTGAGGAATGTTGATCAGCTCCGCACCGAGCCGCAGCTCGATCTGAGCCCAGTCGCAGATCACCAGTTTGAATCCTGGTTCAGCTACGAAGCACTCTCTGAATTCCTTACCCCGGGGAACTTGCTGGATGTTGACCGCAAAAACTGTTTTCTTCTCTCTTTTGGCTGTCTTAGGGGCACCGTTGCTCGTGAAACGCCCAGAGTTTGCACCTGTTTGGTTGTAGCCGGAGTGAATCCGCAGCGTTACAGGATTTACATTCTCCAGCAGCTTGGTGATGTGCTCCAGTTTCGTTTCGACCTTCGCCCGTTGTCGGTAGAGATTCAGCGTGGGATCGTCGCTATCAAACTCTGCGAGGGCGATTTGGTTGAGGGTCTTCTTCTCCGTCTTGGCGTCTCTAGGCAGCTCGATATCGCAAGCAGTAAAGGCGGAAATAACCTGCGTCGTTGATCCAGGATTAAAATCCTTTTTCGGTCTCTTGCCGACTGCGACTTTTCCGTCAATTCCCCGAGGGAGTTTCATATCTGCCGGAAGTCTATCGTCTAGCGACTTAACGAACTGTTCGGTTTTCTGCTCCAGTTCCTCTTCGATAGATGCTTTGAGTTTGTTGAGCTTTTCCAAATCAACGCAGAATCCTCTGTAGCTCATCATTGCCACGGGGCGGACGCACTTAGATTCGAGACCGTAAACCGAAAGGAGATTCTCTTCCTTCAGCTCAGCCAGCTGGGATGCCGCGATGCGTGGGAGGATATCGACGTCTCCTGCCGCGTATTCGATCTGCTCAATATCGAGTTCTTCAGCGCCCCAATCGGACTTCTGTTGCTCCTTACTGATTTCTATTTCGAGCCTGCGCTCTGCCACGGCCTTTAGGCTGCAGCTGACATCTGTAAAGTACGTGTTCTGAGACTTCGGGCTGATCCGCTTCTCCTTAAATCCAGCACGTAGGACTCGTTCGGCTAGGTACGTATCGAAGATCTTGTTCTTGAAATCGATTCCGATCGATAGCAGGAACTGAAAGTCGAAGTTCATGTTGTGCGCCAGAAGCATGGCGCGAGACTCAATAAGTTCCTTGAGCTCTTCGTTTGGTTTGAACTTAAAGAGGTCTAGAACGTAAACAATACGATCCTCGATATCCGGCGTGGCATCACAGAGCTGTAATAAGCGGAGCTTCGCGATTGTTGCTTGCAGACCCGTTGTTTCGCAGTCCAAACACATCTTTGGAATCTGCTTCAACTCGGGCAGAACTTCCTTGAACTGTTCGGCTGTTTGGATGTAACGAACCTGCATGAGGGAGATGATGATAGAGAAATAAAAAGCCCCGCCGGAGCGAGGCTTGCAGTCTACTCGGGCTACTGGAGGCTGGCTCAGGAACCCTGGCGACGGGCAGTAAAGAAGTTAAGGATGTACTCGTTCGAGTCTGCCCAAAGCTGGCTGACGTCTTGTCCCCGCTTCGTCAGGCGCAGGTTGTAGTACACACGCTGCATCGTATTGCCTTTAGCACCGTCTAGGGATCCGTACGACACCTGAGACTTCTGCTCAACGAGTCCGTTCTTCATGCACCAGTTCATCCCCTCACGGAGAGACAGATACATCGGACTGACGTGGAACGTGTCCTTACGGTCAATACCCGCCCGGAGGACCATCGGATCGTACATATCCAGTTCCTCGGACCATGTGAACCCCTTGTACATAACGGAGTCGTGCGGAACTTTGTTGTCCGACGCATCGATGTCGTTTACGTAGAAGATGGCGATCTTCCGGAGGGTGCTCCAGTCGTTGATCTCGGAGAAGTAATCGAGGATCATCGCTGCTCCCACAGCCCAGTAAGACTGAGACTTATGAAGCTCCTCGATCAGAGCTTCCGGACCCTCCCAGACTGTCTTCTGGACAACTGGACGACCGGCCTTCATCTTCTTCGCCGGCTTGCCGACCGAGATCTTCCAGGCCAGCGACGCCAGTTCCTGCGATCCTTTATCGACCGCCATCTCGAACAAAGCTTTGCTATCGAGCTTCGAGATATCGAAGACCTCACTCAGCTCAATGGTCGGTGCAGTCCTGCTGTTCTTGACGGTCTTGATCAGCGTGGCAGCTTCGCCCGCATCAAGAGGTGTGCCATTGAGAAGGAATTGAAAAGTCATGTTCAAGAAAGGTAAGGGGTCATGACAAGGCGCATACTAGCCCATTACTCGGGTATTTGCTCAGGTGTCAAAGCCTTCGGAGGCGATCGATGAGTAAAGCTTGAATTGAAAGAACTCCGTTACGAAATTTATGGCAAGCTCCTTCAGGTCTAAGATTGTCAGTTTTATATCCTCGTCAGTAACGGACATGCCGTACTGCTCACCTAGCGTATCTGATATTACATATGTATACTCCATGTTTGTCTTGTCGTTCGAGATCCAGAAGAAGCCGCATCCCGGTTCCCCTGTTGGACAGTCATACAGTATTAAGTTCCCGTGATAATCGAACTTTGAGTACTCTCCTGGTTTTTTATCTAACAGTTCTTTTTCTAGAATATCCTGTACCCATCGAAGAAGCTCCTGCATCCCTCCTTCTTGTGCTTCATATTCTCTCCTAATCTGCTTTAGAGATTTTTGAATGGTATCTAGTTGCATGAGATGTTCATCAAAGTGCAAACCACTTTAATTCGCCTTCACCATCGGCGCCAGACACGTAAAGCTTTCCTGTGTCGGAGTCATAAAAAAACTCTCCAGGGGCTTCGGGAGCGCGGACGCGCACGTGGCTGACGCTGTTTGACCTCTCGTTATATTCCTCTATTATTTCTTGAAACACATTATCCATAGTTTTGCACCTCGCTCATCGGATGCACTTCTGGATTACATCGATTGAATCGATGTTATTGGATGTATCTACTGAGTACGTTTCGTCGCTGAACTGTTTGCATACTTCAGGTACGGACATATCCAGACACACTGTAGTAATTTGTGCGCCGGTTTCTTGTTTTAAATTGTCTATCCGTGAAATCCACGAGGAACTTGCCTCCGAGTTCCCGTCAGTGAGAACCAGAATGTCGGAATTTTTCAGACTTTCCTTCTGGCTCACCATATGCGCGAGAACCGCATTGAAGCTTGTACCTCCACCGAGAGTCCAGCCTGCAACGAAGTCGATCAGTTCCTTCGTGTTAGGTGTGCCACTCTTAACCTCAACACTGTGTCCCACGACCGTATCGAACAGGTGGATGTGAACAGAGCGCTTGTCAGTCAGTGCCTGCTCGGAGATAACTAAGGCGATTGCTTTGCTCCAGAGCTCCAGGTCGCCGTGCATCGATCCCGAGACATCGACGTACATGATCACAGGACCGCAACCTAAGTCAGTTCTGGATGCTGTGTAGTCTTTGGTGAGGATTGTTTTCTGGGAGTACTTGAGAGCAAAGAGAGCTTGACCTTCCTTAGAACCAGCCAGCGCGAGCTCCGTGGGGAAAGCGTTGATCACGCTGTCGCTGAACTTTGCGCCGGTCACTGCTTCGTAATTGGATTTTGCAGGTTTGGCTCGTTTACGCTCAGTCCATACCCGTCGCAGTGCACCGAGTTTCTTAGCGATCTGCTTAAGAGTTTTGTTCCGACTCAAGCGATTAGCTAGGTTCTTCTTCTCTTGCAGATCGCTCAGCATCTTGCCGTTGCCAGGCATTGAACCGAACAAGTTGCTGATCTCTTCGTTCTGTTCGTCACTCTCGCCGAGAACTTTATCGACGATCGTGTTGGCTTCTGCCTGAACTTGAGATTTCACATTCTGCAGGGCATCATGTATCTTCTGTCCGAGCTCCTTACCTTGTGTACGAGCTTCGTTCGCTGCAGTTTTGTCTCCGTCTTGTACAGCTTTGTTGTACTGGTCTCTTAGTTGTTGCAGTTGGTCCCCTGCACCTACTAGGAGCTGGACATCGAACATGTTTTGTTGGATTGCTTCCTCGATAACTTTTGAGATCTCGTTGAGAATTCGAACGGCGTTGTTGCCGGAGTTGAACTGCTCGCCCACGCAACGTTGAAGCAGCGTGGGCCACGCAGCAGCTTGGGAAAGATCTCCCATGATCGAATACCAGATAGCGTTCTCTGGCTTGTAGCCCTTAGGTGTCGCAGTAGTATCACCGTTACAGATTTCTCTAAAGTACTGCTCGAAGTCCTCATCGCTGATCAGCCACTTAACTTCGTCGGCGCTGTACAGGCGCTCGAATACCTCCTTACCGAACCTAGAGAGTTGTTTGATGTTGTAAGTGTTAACGAGGTAGGTGACGTTAGGTTTTGTGTCGCGGACGAAATCTTCCCAAAGGAAGTCTGCGAGAGCGGAGCACACTAGGGTCAGTGGCTCGTTGTTTACAAGACGAACAAACTCAGAGTTCTTCTGGAGATCCATGATTAGTGAGTGATTTCGTTGAGGGCTTGAGCGATTGTGTCGCAGTTGTTTTGAAGGTTTTGCGATAGTTTCACGGCTCGGGATCGGACGGCCATGCTCATGCGAATCCTAGATCCATCGAGAAGCTCATCCACTTTGTCCTTAACCGTGTTCATATCCTTATGGTATTTACGGAGATGAACGACAAGATCGTTCAATGAACTGATGTTGTTCTGCTGTTGACGCGAGCGCAGCGCTGCAAACTCAGTCATGATTCCGCTTGCCGCCCGCTTTGCATCAGCGAACAGCCGCTCCGCCGTGGGAACCTCCTGCTCCAGGATTTCGATGATAGTGCTTTGATCTTCTAGATCGTTGTACACAATGTGTACGAGACTGTTGTGCATGTGCTCAGGGTAGAGTTCCTCATCACCTTGAACGATTGCCCAAGCTCGAAGGAACTTGAGGATCTGTACGCGGCGGCGATCGGAGATCGTGATGCTGCGTTGTGACAGCATCTGCCACACAGAATTAAACTTATCTAGAAAGTCGTCAGATACTTTCACTTTCTTAGCGGCTTCCTGAATCTCCTTCAGTTCGGAGAGTGTCAGAAACTCGCCAACCTGTGGGCGGTCTTCGATGCCCAAAGCCCACTCATCGAGTGTCCGCTTAGACACAGGCTTCTTCAGCATCTCTACAGTCGGACGGAACAGGAATCGATCTGCGAAAGCTTGGAGCGATTCTTCCTGAGGCCAACTATTTGTCGCAGCGATGATCGACTGCAACGGAGTTTCGATAACTTGATTGCCGTTGTTGAATGTACGTTCGTTCAACAGCGAGAGAAGTGAGTTAAGAATCGCAGAGGAACTGCGGAACAATTCATCGAGGAAACCAATGTGAGCCGAGGGCAAGTAACCATCAACGTCTCGTGTGTACTCATCTTTAAGTAGTTTGGTTACTGCGACAGGACCGAACAGCTCACTGGGATCTGTTGTAGGTGTCAGGAGATAACCAAAGTAGTTTGCGCCTGCAATACCCTTGCAGACACTACGAACCAGATCGCTCTTACCTGTACCCGGAGCACCGAGCAAGAAGGCATTCTGTTTCGAGATAACGGAAGCGAGCAGCCCGTCGATTACATGCTCGCGTTCGAGCGTGGCAGCGTTGAGTGCACCACGAAAGTTTTGAAGTTTGCCGAAGAGTTGGTCGTTCATCAGAGTTGCTTAGGAAACGGAAGAGGAAAAGGCAGTGAGACTTCTTCGATTGAGATTGGTCTGTTAATTACGCCGATGACTGCCGCTAGACGTGTAGCCGCTGAATCGAAATCAACAAAGGAAACGGCTCGTGTTGCGTCCGTTGTGTAATGGTCAACGTCTGAAAGATATCCGTTGTCTGTTTTGAATACGTAAACTTTTCGGTCCATTAGAAATCAGCCTCCAATTGTTGTTCAGGTTGAGAGTTGACGTCACCGATCAGATCATCAAGATTTTGATTCGCGGCTTGGATAAGTTCACGGCGTTGGGCAATCAGCTTGCGCAGTTGCTTTGATCGCTGTTCATAAATGTCGATTTCTGTGTTGGCATCTTTAATCAACAGGTTGAGAGCGTTAGCGCTTTCGACAGTCTTGATCTTTTCGCACAGCAACTTGTATTCGGAGCTGAGTGCAAGAGAGTGCTGCAGTTTCTCCAGACCCTGAGAATTGCTATGACTGTTGCAGATGTTAGAGAGCTCCGTGCGGATCTCTTCCTGCACAGCGTAGAAGTCTTCTACTGCTTTGGTACGCACGCCACGGTCAGGGGATTGCAGATTATTGCCTGACTGCAGCAGACGATCTGCCAGTACAGATAGATCACCAAATGCAGGAACACTGTCACTGATGAGCTTCAGTTTCTCAGCGGTGATTTGCCAGCTACCGCGTTTCTTATCGGAGCCAGTTTGTTGGCGCCCGATCTTAGTTACGTTGCGTACATCCAAATCATCGAGCAACTGAGCACTGAGTGTCAGAGCTTTATCAGACGCAGAAGCTTTGGCAGCTTCCAGAACTTGCTGAGTGTTGATCGCATTCTCGTAAGCAAGAACAGAATCAATGTCTCCCTCGATAGGAGCTTCAACTTTCTGCAGAGATACAGGCAGAGGACCGAGAACAGAGACGCGGATTGGTTTGCGATACTCTTCCTGCGTGGGGAAGAATCGCATGTAAGCGTCGAATGCGATGGAGTACTCTGTATCTTCAGAGAACAGGGGGCGAAGAATACCGTTAGCTGTCTCTTGCCAGCGAGTGTACTCGCTCTCCCACAGGTCTTTGAGTTCTGCGTTGTAAGTTTCAGCGTCGCGTTTGATCTCTTTGATCATCGCGTTTGCTTCCTGGAAGTAAGAAGCAGTTACGAAGTGTGCGTCACCGTAGTGGATGCAATAGGCGTCGTACAGTTGACGCTGTTTTACACGAAGCGCATCGAGTTTGCCTTTCAGTGCATTCGACAAGTGGGGGCGGATGCTGACTGTGTTGTTGGCTTCAAGTGTATCGATAACTTGTTGAGGGAGTTTCAGATCGTCGAACTTGATCTGAACAGATTGCCGGACGTCCGCAGAGATGGAGCAGGACAGAAGGTAGTGGTTCATACTTAGTTAAATGGGTGTCGATGTGGTGGGTAGAAGAAATCCCCTGCATCACACAGGGGATTGGAGCGCAAGCTCTTGTACAGATTAGTGCTTAGCGCACTGAGTGTCAAGGTTTTGTGTTGATCCGCAATCTTTAGAGTGGTGGGCGACGCCAGGATTGACGCCAAGGGCACCGAAAGCGGTGAAAGCCATGATGATGCTCGCCACTGTAAACAGGGCGAAGTTTTCGAGTTTCCTACGCATCACTTGAGACGGGTGAAGGCCAGGGTAATTTTGTCGGTGAGCTCATCGCACTCGTGCTGTGCTACGAGCTGCTCTGCAGTGTGCTTGAGTTGCATCTTCGCAACCTTAAGCTCTTGCTCCAGCTTCGCCACTTTATCGGCGAGCCGTTCGAGTTTGGTGTGCGGCGTGGGCTTACGCGAGATCCGCACAACGATGTTCGTGTGCAGGTCGGGGAACTTGAAGCGGCTGTCGGCTCCGCTGAAAATAGAGAGATCGATCCCTTCAGACTCCGCGATCTTGATGTCGCGCAGCAGGTTATCTTTGGCAGCTTCGAACGGAGTGCCAAAGGATTCGTTCAGTGCAGTCAGAGCTCGGTCGCATTCATCCCACGCAAGGGCAGCACGCTCACCGAGAGAGACCAGATCGGAGGTTTTGATGGTCATGAGGATACAAAGTGAAGTGTGTGCGCCACGTTAGAGGCCGGTGCCGCCTTGTACAGAATGGTAGCACACAGCCACCACCCTGTACAGGATTTAACACTAACTACTTTTTCGGATAAACTGACACTTGGTTCTGATGGTAGATGCCGTTGTCCCTCATCGCAACCAGTTTTGCATCGTTTTCGCTGTTTGCTTCCACTGTGCACAGGTAGCCCCACGCACCCTTGTGGTTACTGAAGATGTCGAACTCTTTGACCGATGATTCCTGCTTACGCATGGCTTAAGGGAAAGCGGGATCAATTTATCACAGCGGCGTTCGCTATCTTTACCACTGTTTAACTTATTGTTATACCGTATCGAACCGCTTAATAGTGGGAACTTTCTGTAAAACAGCTCTCACTTAACCAGATTTGCGTTCTTATACTCTTCTATAAACATAGAGCAATCGTATGCTTCTGGTGTGAACGCCTCAGGGTAATCGAACGAACATCTACCGCTGTTCGCATGGTCGCATTGATCGCACGGGATCGTAACTTTATTTGGAACTGTAACTTTGCCAATCGGCTCACCTCTGCCCGTTACGAGTTCTTGTAGATGACCGAGCAAACGATGAAGAGTCCTAGAGTCTTCTTCGAGTTGGTGGTACTTCTCCTGTGAGATTTCGTAGAAGGTGGCACGATGCTTACATTCTTTGCAGTGCTTTCTACGCCTTATGTAATCTCTGTTTGAGCGGGTCTCAAGAACACAGAAAGCGGGTGTGTCGCATTTGGGACATCGAGTGATCTCCCGTAGTGGTTGGTTGTCTTTCGAGAACTTCATAGTAAATTATGCGGCGGCCCCGCGAAGCGGGAGTTAACCCAAACCATCACCGTAGCAGCGTGGTCAACAGACTAGCCCCACAGGGTTTAGTGGAGTGTGTCAAGGGATTAGTAGCTGATCTGTACCTTGCGGATGTCGTTAAGGGGCACCCCCAATCGGTCCGCAGCGCCTGCACTCAAATCTATCGAGTTACATTCGCAGCGGTCTGTGATCGGTACAGTTATCGACCGGCCAGCGTGGGTGACACGAACTTTCGTGCCGCAGGGTAACCAGGGATGCGCTGCGCTGATACCCCAGTGTTGGTATGTTTGACCGCAGTATGTGATTCTATTGTGATACCATTCGTGATAAACTGTAGCTGTAACTGTACGAGCTTCGAGAGGACTGAGGACAGCAAAAGGCAGCAAGAACAGCAAATGTTTCATTGTAAATTGATGTTGTTGATGTTAATGTGTGCGGCGGCCCGCGAAGCGGAGTTGCTTAGTTACATTGTTTCGAAGCCAAGTACGATTCGACTTCCTCCTTAGTTAAAACTGTTTGTCCGATGTCCCACAGATCCTCGGGTTTGCTCATACAAATGTCTTTGTAGAACCTGTCGATCAGATCGTCTTTGTCTGTCTTTTCGAGCTGCTCGGCGATTGCGTTGTACACAAACATTTCGAGCTCGCTGTAATCCATTGAGCTTACGGTGATGTCAGCGTACAAGTCGATCAGTTCTGCGCGTTTCATTTGGTGATCGTGAGAATGTCGTTGAGCCAGTGAATTGGCTGCAGTGCGATTGTCCAGTCTTTAATGTGATCCCACAGCAAACCTACGGGACCACTACCGTCAGTTGGTTGCATCACGATGTTGATCGTGTGGGACTCAACGTCAACCTCGAATCCAAGAACGTAAAATTCGGCGCCATTCGTGTTAGTTACGACGGCGCCTTTAAGGTTGGCAATGTCGATGTGACGTGAGCTTACAAGTTTCATGATGTTAATGTGTGCATTTGATTGTACACTATGAGGGCAGCCCAGCGGAGCTGGAGCGGGCGATGATAGTGCTTTAGCCTCTGACGAAACAGTGTGAAGTGTTGGGTTCGATCTCCCAATCGGCTTCTTCGATTGCATGACCGTACCAGACGTGATCCTTCTGATAAATAGAAGCGCCGCAGAGCTCACCTAGAATAGCGTTTAGTCTGGACTTAGTTGTAGTTGTTTGGTAGCCGTAGTCGCAGATCGTAACTGTATCGGGGCTGATCTGTGCAATCGGGCTGCCATGCAGGAACACAGTTGTGCGGTCGATCAGTCGATCAGCGTGGGCGAAATAAGTTACGGTTACTTGAGTGTTAGCGGACTTCCAGTCTTTACGATTGTGAATTGCGGTGAGCATTTGCTTTTCGATCTGTCTCATGATGTTTGTGCGGGTTGGGTTAGTTAAAGGTCAGTAGTCTTGAAGAAGGATCCCTTCGAGAGCGGGGATTATCTGCTCTTCGATTAGATAAACAACATCGTCGGGCATCTTCTCTTTAAGGAGGATCTGTTTGAACTGCGCTAGAGCGTGGTAAGACAGCGAGTAAGAATCGAGTGTGTACACGTCGTAAGGGAAATGGTTTGCCACGGTCTTAGAAAGGGTTGCTCCAGTTGTGTGCTTGGTAGTCAGTTACCTGACGCTGTTTGTTGAGTAGATCCACGAAGTTGTTGAAGGCTTCACGCTTAGCAACGTGATCACCTCGCAGTGCAGGATCATAACTAATTGAATCGCGCCAGAGTTCACGAAACTCGGCGACAACTTGAGTCTTAGTCATTGTCTTCATGTTCAGAGATTTGTGTGCGTAGGTCAGAGATTGCGTCTTGCAGTTGGTAGTAACGTGCGGGAGTTTGTGCATCGTCTAGGTAACATTCAAGTTGCCACAGTGCATCCTTGGCGTCTTGAACTGACAGGAATGTGTCTACGGCGTAAGTCACACCGTATTCATCGACGGAGGTTAGGTTGATCATGGTGTTAGCAACTTGATCGGTAGTAGAAGTCAGCATCGGGCAAAGTGTTGATGATCTCAATAAACTTGTCGCGTGTGTGTTTGAGAGTCAGATAGTCCTGGTCTGTATGTTTGCGATCGTAGTGTTTGAGCAGATGCCCCCAATCGGGATTGGGAAACATACAGTCGATAGGATCCTCGCCGTCGATAACTGCTGTTGCGTCTTTGATGAACTCCTCCAGAACTTGAGTGTCTACATAACAGTCAGCATCATCGGAGCAAGCTTGTGCGTGTTCGATTATGTAATCGTGCAGCCACTGTGTGTTGCGCCAGTGCATCAATGTGATGCGTACTGATACCTGTTGGAAGTTAAGTAAGTTGTCAGGTACATCACAGATTTGTATAATCTGTGCAGCTTTGTCTGCAGTGTTTGGCCATGTACCTGAGAAGTAATAGTCAGCTTGCAAATACTGATCGAGTCCCATGATGTTTGTGTGATGTGATGTTGGCAGGCGTGGCTACACAGGTGTTATCGGGATGCTGCAATCATCATCGAATTCGTAACCATCAGGGACTTCCCAAAGGTCACCATCCTGATGCAATCTCCAGGTAACACCATCGCTAACTATGCTTGCGTTGTTTAAGATGTTCTGCCACGCTTCCCAATACCATTCATGATCTGGGCCAGCCTGACAAGTAAGCACATCGTTGTAGTCAACACCTACACAGTTAGCCCAATGTTCGTCAGCATCACTGCAATACATTTGAGGGATGTACACACCGTGCGAGTCAAGTAGAACGAGGTTAGGTTCGAAACGTGTTGTCATGATGATGGGATGATTGTGTGATTTGGCCCCGCGAAGCGGGTCTAGTCGAAGTCTTTAAGGTCTACAT